TGCCATTTATTCTTCACCTTCTTTTTACATACGAACCTACACGGTTACGGCGAATTTTTTCATTGTCACATTTACCTTATATCCCAATAATCTCTTACCTTTATTATTGGATTCAGTTCTTCCTCCTACTATTATGTGGTTCATTTTCAGGGAATCGCTACCAATCGTGACTGTTGCTCCCTTCCTTTGTGATTCTAACGTGTATCTAAGAGACTTATAGAGGCTTTCCAATCTATGATGTGCATACATGTTATCGGCGGCCCTCGTATCGCCTCCGCTAATTGTGCGTATATGACACGTTATATTATATGTTTCATTCCTAACATCCCAATGGATAGTAGGATATTCTATATCTTGTCCGTCTTCAAATACTACAATCAGGTCAGAAGACGTAGCAGAACCGAGAGCAGGACTTGTCTGATTTAACAAACTATACTGCCTTGCTTGTCCTCTACTCACTTTACCTGCTGTTCCATCAGTAGAACCACCCGAAGATAAATTCCTAATATCAATAACTGTGGGTTTAACCCTATGTGCTGTAGCAATTCCTAATGTAGTTTGCATAACGCCAGCACTAGGCCAATTAGTCCTTATGAGGTTAACAGCATAAGTGACTTCATCCATTACAAACCACTATCCTTGATTGCCTTATTAACTCGATTACTGATATCCTTTTCAACTGCTTCAACAATAAATTTCGCTATTTCAGCATCAGAATAAGCAAAATCTCCTAATCCGCTTTCTTGAAATAATTTATTTCTTTCTTCATACAGTTGTTGTACTCTCTTAACTATCCTCACAACTTCACTCAATGAGAACAACCCCCTCTTTCTTACCATTAATGATATCCATTGCTTCTTCTTTCAGCAAATCATATTTCTCTTTCACTGATATTTGATGTCCACTTTCGGCAATAAGTACAGTAGCATCATCGGAACGCAACACTTCACACGCCACTAACTTAGTAGCAGCATCTACAATAATGGATGGGACTCTTCCACTACCAGCAAAATAAGTTGCCCTTACTGAATTAAGATGAATATACGGATATTTGTCCCTAAAGAAAATCCTGCCTTCTCGATTTATTTTCCACCACTCATTCATTCTTCCCGCAGTCTCTTTATCCGAAAACCCACCTACTTCTATACCGTGTACGGAAGTTGTGGAAGAACTACCATTGAGATAAATTGTGCAGTTGGCCCCATCATCACTTGGTAATAAGGATGAAATAAGAACTTTATTTGAATCTTCAGAATCAACAGTAGCATAGAAGAAATCAGATACTTGCTTGGCCCCTGTACTATCCGTTTGTCCCTTTGCCTGAGAAGCGCCGGTTAATCCCGATGTATTAGAGGGGAACCGCTCATTAATGAGTGAAACAAGTTCCTGTGCCGCCGTTTTATTTCCATACGTGGTATCGAATCTTGAATTTGTAGTGCCAGCAAGTAAATTAAATATTAATCCACTATTAGGTAATCTAAGATTAACTTGAGTTGTTCCACTAACCATTGAGGTGTAATCATTCATAGTAACTGACGCTTCAGCCCCACAAATATTAGCCCATGTGTTTCCTTCCCAAATATCTAATCTAATTACTTTAGAAATATCGTGCCTATCTAATTGAACAAACCCAAGATAATCTCTCCATCTTCCAGCAGGATAGTGACCTATCCCAGTTGTAAAATTATGATGTTCATTCTCATAAAGAAGTCTACGCCAAGAAGTACCAGTCTTTTCATCAATTAAATCCTCTATTCTCCTGATGAATTCTCCCACTTCCGAATGCATGGGAGTAGTATTGGCGCTGAAATTAGGAATTTGTAATAGTTCTGCTACCTTAGAAGAAGTAGTATAGTAGCCATTACCTGTTGCGTAATTAGGATTAATGGCAGTATAATCTGATGGGGAATAGAACTTTGCCATAACTAATTCTCCGAACCTTCTGGAATGTTTGTTATTGCCCTGTCTAATTCTTCTAATTTACTTGCAATGAATGTAAAATAATCATTTAAATCAATATTAGCCGCTTTTTCTGGCCTAACTTCTAAGAGATTTCTAGGATTAACATTGTCCTGTTTAAGAAAAATTCTATCAGTTAGTTTTGACTTATTGTTCATTTTTATTTCTATGTCATTGGGTGTAGGGGTAACTGTAATTTCTAATTCTACATCATATATTTGACGAGCCGTTAAATTAAACACTAAACCTTCAAAGATTGACTCTTTATTCTTGAATATAAAATTTTTAATTCTTTTTTTACTCGCAGCAATATAGGTTACAAAAGACGGAACCCATTCTGACGGAGTTGATGTAACAGGTAGTCCTAATTTCTCAGCCTCCTCCTTTTCTACATCAAAATTTATTGTATGTTTTTGAGTAAAGGCGGGCTTATTGGAAATTATTTTTTCTTTAAGTTTTATTTCCTCTCCCATTAAAACAGTTTTTCTTTTCAAATCTTCATCAGAAAATTCTATTGTTAATGAAAAGGAATTATTAGAAGAACTAGTTTTTGTCACATATTTCTTTAAAATATGCTTTATGTAAGTTTCATCATCTAATTCAATTTCTGATATTTCATCGGCACCTGTACGTGCTATAACTTCAGATTCATCTGTTGCGTTTTCTATAGTAAATTCTTTATTTAAACCTACAATTTTTAATTTGTGCTCTAAACGCTCATCCATATACTCAATCTCAGAACTTTCAATTTCTTGTCGTAATTTAGTCTGCTCTACTATTTCCATAGTTTCTTTACTTATTTTTTCTAGATAATCTGAATGTTCTTTAGTATATTCATCTCCCTGTGATTTTACCCATTCATCCATTTCTTCTAAGTAATTAATGACCCATTCCATTTTTCTCTGATTTACTTTAGGATACATCAAAACAAATTTTTTGAAATCTGGTAATAGTCTATCAACTGTTAACTCCGTTAGTTTATCCATTCCCTTATAATCTACCCAAGGAAAATACATATTTATCAAGCCAGCCATTTAGCCCAAGCAGCACCCTTGGAAATCATTTTTCCTAATCCTAATCCGCTATTTGGTGGGCTATATGTTGCTTGACCAGTAGCCGGGTCAATCCAATATGGGTTATTATAATTATCATAACCAGAAGGAGGAACTGGATACCCCGATTGGTTATTCATAGCAGCCTGTTGTTGCATCATTTGTTGATTCATTCCTCCTTGCGCTGGCGCTCCGCTAATTGACATTCCGTTTGTAGTCATTGCTGCTCCACCAGCAGCCATACCACCAGCAGCCATACCACCCGGAACACCACCAGCCATCTGAGGATTAGACCCATCTCCGAATCCTTGGGCTTCTAAATATTGATTCTTAGCCATCTGTCTCTGATAAACAACTTCTGAATTAACAGAAGCGCCTAAAATTTTCTGTATATCTAATTCAATATTCTCTTCAGTAATTTGCTCATATTTAGCAAGGCATGTCTTCTCTAAAATTATATCTCCCTGAGTAGCATCTAATTTGAAATGTAAATCAGAAAGCATTTGACTTACTACCCTTTGAACCACATCTTCCATTAATTTTTCAAAAGTAGTTAAAAAAGCCTCACCATGATAAAGTAAAAATTCTTCAACATGGTTATCTTGTAAAGTTAAAAGATTATTCATAGCCTTAAAATTACTTTGACTATTATTATTCATCTGTGTCGCTAATGCACCGTTGCTTGTTCCCCAAAGTCCCATTTTCACTCACCTACTAATTCGTCTATTTGTCCTATTTTACCCTTAAGTTCTGTCAACAAAATGAATAATTTCTCTTCCGCTGTCGTAGTATCAGCACTTGGTGGTGTTATCTCCCAACCCTTAGCAGTTAATGAAATTATATCTTTTTCACTTAAAGAAACTAAAGGACCAGACTTCATAATATTAGGAACTCTCGGTTTAGGAACATATTTTTTGAACTCTAATCCATGTTTTTCAGCAATAACCTGTTGTTCTAACATTTCCATTTGTCTAAAAAGAGAAGAGTGCCGTGGACAATAAGTACCTCGTAATGGTCTACCTTTATTGACATGAGATAACGGAATAGGTGGCCTTAGATTATCCCCTGCTTCCCAAATATGATGAGCACCACAAACAATACACCTGTCTCGGATATTAAATCTAATCCCATATTTCTTGAATAAGAATTTCTTTTTCTCAGGAAGTAATACTTTTTTGATTTCTTTAGTTTGTTTCTTAATATCAACAGATTTGAATTCATAAGTAATAATAGGTCCAGAATGCCTAGCATTATGACTTACTCTAGCAGAATTAATCATTTTATTCATGGAACTATCGTTCATCCCGATAATATTAGGCGTAAATACCATTTGTTGCGTCATAATTAATACTCCTTTACCATTGTCATTATTCCTCTGTAGACCATTTCCGGGTCAGATTTGGCAGACACGATGTATTTGAAGCATGGAATTCCCCTGTCCTGTAGGCGCTGCATTCCAAGTTTGAACGGTTCAAATATGGGGTGTTTCTCAATAGAGCCGTTGTGTTCATATTTAGCCTTCCATAAATCGTACTTATTAGCCCATATACCAACTGCTACTGGGAAGTCCTTCTCCTTCTTCTTTTTAGATTTATTCTTATTTAATCTCCAATATTCATCACATACCGTATCTACCATGAACTGCCATCCTAATTGATTATCTAAGTTGTATGCTTCATTTAAATGCCTATCATCAATCATGAAAATAATATACCTCACACTTCTATTCATCATGTCTGTTTTCCAAGCATCCCAATAATATGTTTGTCCTCCTACGTCTGCGGTTTTTATTGTTCGAGAATCTTTATCTATTTTGACCACCTTTCTAGTGGTTCTTTTTAATCCGACTGTTCTCTCAGCGATATTAGGTACTTCTCCCCTTGTTCTTAATTGATGATGTAATGTTGTTTTTCCCACTTTAGAAGCACCATATACTCCAAAATTCAATGCATGTAACCTTTGGTATAATTTAGCAGCCGCCTCTGCTAATAGAATAGAAAAGCCCGTTAATAAGGTAGCCATTTAACCCCATCCGAATAGCCCCTTAACTCTATTAACAAACATACCTAAGAAATCAATCCCATTAGCCCCCATAATATTCCCCATCATGAAGAAAATGGTAGTAGCAATAACTCCCCATAATAAAGCCCTTATTTTGATGAAAAACACATCGGCTGAATGTGCTCTGGATAAATCATAAGCAAGTGATTGCTCATCAACGCCTAATAGTCTGTCCAGCATGATTACCACCCATCATCCATCATTCCATTGCTTTGAGAAATTGTTCTGAAACCTCTTCATAAGTAGTCTCTGGACCACCCCTGTAATAATTTGGATTACGAGAATTCATAGTATCTCGAATCTTTTGTCTCTGAGAATCATCTCTATTTCTTTTCTGCCAATACATGTCTATTTTCCTATTCAATAACCATGTTTCTAATCTTTCGTTTACTGCTAAATCGAACAGTGCTTTCTGTAGCATAATTACTCCTACAGTCACTAATGCAAATAATACTGCGTGAGATATTGGTGGAAATGGTAATGATGCTCCATACACCGAGTAGAAGTAAACGTTCAGTCCAGAAACTGCTCCTACATACATTATCGTCATTATCAGTCTTGTGTCTTTATCTATCGCTGCCATTTTCATATACCTCAATTAAATTCTATTGTGAATGTGGTTCCCGTTCCACTAACATCTGTTACGTCTGCATAAAGACCATTAGTAAATCGAACTCCATGCATGTCTGCTTCATTATATGAGTCACCAGCCGAAACCAGCCCAACATATAACATACCCAACATATTAGCATTATTACATGCCCCTTGAGTTAAACAATCATGAAGTGTCACATATCCAGTGTCTGTTCCAGTTGCATAACCATGAATACTAATTAACTTTCCACCACCAGTAAAGATAAGGGTATCAGCACTAATTGCGCCACTACTTCTACAGCCACCAATTCCTGTCATATCAGTCCCTCATTTACAATATTAATTAAATGTCACTAAGAATTTAGTAGCGGTTCCAGCAATATGAGTAACATCAGCAAATATGCCATTTTTGAACGTGACGCCATGCATATCTGCTTCAACAAAATTACTACCCGTTGCTGTAGTTCCAACATATAATATTCCAATAGTATTAGCAGCAGTTGCTGCGCCAGCGTTTAAACAATCATGTAAGACCATAAATGCTGCATTATCAACAGTTGGGCCAGTAGTAACAAATGACATACCAGTAATACTGGTTAATTTACCAGAACCAGTAAAAAGTAAAGTGTCAGCAGTAAAGGCTCCGCTGCTTCTACAGCCCCCTATCCCACTCATTTAGAATACCTCACTGTGAATCTGTAAAGAACAATGTCGTATAAGTCTACTCGTCGCTCTCTTCTTCAGAAGGTTTACTCTTAGTATTGGTTTTCTTATTCTTTTTCTTAGAACCAGTTAAGGTTTCTTTTACTTTAGAAGCCGCTGTTTTCTTACCAAAAAGAGTATTTTTCACTTCAGAAGATTCAACTTCTAATTTTAATGCGATATTCTCTAAAGTTCCATCAGATATGTCTTTAAAATCACTTTCAACAAATTCTACTTTAATATTATGTGAATTCATATACAACATTCCTGAATGAACAGAAATATCCTCTTCAACATCTAATGTTAATAATACCCCATTAAGGGTAACGAAACCTCCCCCCGCTTGATTGGTGGCTTCAATTAAAGTAGCCTTAGCCACACTTATCCCCTCAGATAAGGCCCCAAACTCGAACTCTAACTGTTCCGCCGTTAGCGTCATTGGATAGAGTAGTTCCACTTGCCACTGTGGTATGCATAAAGGCAACAGAACCTGCCGACTCATAAGCACCTGTAGCCGAACACTCTACTTTGATGGCAATATCATTTGTGCTGTTGTTAGGGTTATCATCTCCAGTAATACATACTGCATTAATGGTAGATAGACCGAAATCACTTGCAGGAATTACTGAACCCGCTGCTACTACTTGTGTGATATCACAATAGGCGTCCACCACATATTCATCCCCACAAACTCTAGGGGCAGTTATACCTTTATGGTCTGCGATTATGGTTACTGCTTTAACTAGTGCCATTTTTTTTCCTCCTATTTATCTCCTAAAAGTAAAGCCTCAGTAAAGGTTAGTAATTTTGGCTTGTCCCTTGAAGAAAGTACATCCAGTCTCACCCATTGTTCGGTAAAGACCTCGGTTTCCAAGAACCCCAACACCGAATGGGTTTCCGTGACTGATACCATCCTCGAAATACTGGGTTGGTTTCATAGTAGCGAACCACAAATGGTCCGTATCTAGCATAAGAATATCTGAAATCTTCGTACCTGAGTAAGCACCAGTCTTTGGCATATCCTTTGCTGGAATCAGAGGGATATCGTAGTATGTTGCAACACGGAATCCAACTTCTGCACCTTTAACGCCCTTAACACCGTTATGGCTTGGCATTACTTCTTTAGAGTCCATGAATCGCTCTTGGCTCTGAAGTAGGTCAGAGATAGCCTGAATTGTGTCATACCCTGTAAGCATAACTTTAGGCGCTCCACCATTCAATCGCACATTCTGAATGACGGTGTTCATGATGCTTAGGGTAAATGCCCGACCAGCCGTAGCATAACTTCCACCGAAGTTAACCTCTGCATCCAAGTAAGATGCAGCACTTCGGGTTGCTCCGTAAATGATTTTTGCATCATCGTCAGTAGTTGCGTAGTTAGTTGTTCCACCAATGTTGGAAAGGTTGTGAATACCAACAGTGTCCGCTAATTCCCCGAATGAACTGACAATCTTCATTAGAGATGTGTATTGCTCACGGATTCTTCCATCTGTTGCCCCAACGTCTGCACCAAAGTCGTCATACATTTCTAGAGGCATAACGAGCATCTTCGATTGTGATTCAGCGTGGAATTTACCCATATCCTCACGAATGAGTTTACGGAGGTCGCCCACACCATCGTCAATCTTTGCCATTTCAGCAGCCAATTCGCTGTAATCGAACATATGTGCAACGATTTTCGGATTCATGTATAGGTTAGCATATTCTGGAGCCAGTGCAAGAAGGGATGCAGAGCCAAGAGCCTCATTCTCACCAACTCCACCAATTATATCTGCATCAGGTGCAGCAGTTCCTTGTGCAGCAGTTCCAGCAGTTGTAGAAACCCCGAATGCCGCTGCACTTCCGCCTTGTGGCCTGTTTGTCATTACTCTCCATCCACTTGCTGTGTATGGTTTCTTAGGTAGAATTGACAGAGGGTTGATTTCTTGGTTAATCATTGACCAGACTTTCTGGCCGTAAATGATATTGTAAAGGTTAGATGCACCAGTTGCTGCTGTACCGTTAAGGTTGAGCGCATCTCCAGAGGAGCCGGTGAAACCACTACCAATAGAACCGACAACTCCCGCAGCCTTCAATAGATTGTTACCTGCTAATCCACCAAAGGAGCCATACGTTGCGGCTTCCAAGTCTCTCATTGTGTTGATGTACTTTGTCATTATTTTCATCTCCTTTTTTTTAAGTTATACTCGTTTAGAGTTGAGCCTCCAACCTTTCGACCAGAGCGTTAATGTCGTTCCAATCCATTTTTGCGATTTCATCGCTAGTTGGGAGGTCTAATTCTGATACTGCTTCTTCCTGCTTGCGGATTACCGACTCTTGGTTATCCCCTAGAGAAGTTAGAAGGTCTGAGAATTGCTTCCTCAGTTCGGCAACTTCTGACTTAGCATCATAGTTAGCCTTCTCAATTTCCTCGGTCTTTGTGACCATTTCAGAATTAAAGCGGGTCTGGAACTTGCCCTTGATTGCATCGTAAGCGGCCTTTTCGAGTTGTTCAGCCTTAAACTCTGCATAGGCTTTCTCAAGGTTTTCTGCGGAAAGGTCAAGAGTTGATTGCTCATCGAACTTAGCCATGTAATTGCTACTTAGTTGGTCATGGGATTCACTGACTAAATCACCAGCGCCACCATGCTCAATCTCTCCAGCATCTAAACTGGTTTTTGATTTCTCTTCGTTATCCTGATATTCCGCCATTGCCACTTCTTCTTGAGGAGCCTCTTCCTCAGTTGAAGTATCCATTAGTTCTTCTTCGTCTTCTTTTACTACTTCCTCGGTCATGTTATTTACCTCGTTGGATATTTCTGTCTTTTTACTCAAGTTCTTATTATAGTTTTCCACACTTTTATTACTATTTTCAGAAAATTCTTCTTCTTTATTAACTTCCAACTCATCCTTTTTCTCTAAAAGTTCATTTAATGCATTCAATGCTTTTTCTATTTCGTTCATTTCTTTTCCTTCCTTTTCCATTTTTAATATGTCAAACTTTGCTTCAGGATTAATTCCCTTTTCACAGATAGTTACTTCATGTAATTCTAATTTTGAAATTTCATTATAATCCCCATATTCATTATGACTTTTCTTTTTCTTCTCTAATGCTTGGCCGCCAATACTGAAAGAACGAAGAGTGCCTTCTCTTATTTCTCTACCAACTTCTTTGGCTTTTTCAATATCTTCTCTCATTTTAATAACAACAAAAAACCCAACATCATCTACCCCAGTTTTCCAAAGTTTACCAGATTTATCTCTATATTGAGAAATAACTTCCCCTACCTGAACATTAGAGTGGTTAGTCATAACATTTCTAAATTTAGTAATTTTCATATATTTACCAACGGCTTCACCTAACGCATCTAAAGTAATCAAATCGTTTTGTTTGTCTACCATTTCAATAGAGGCATAACCGCCTATCACTAAATCATCAGATTTTAGAATACTAAAGGGGTCATGCCTGACTGGGCTAATTGACCTCACAATAGAAGCAGAACTCATGAATGAGGGTTTCTTGGGTTTACTATATTAATTGTTCCTGAATTTTAATTTAGCAAATTTATCTTTAGAAATATCCCAAACACCTTCATCAGTATCAGAATCTACTGGTTTTGTCTCTAAACCTGTCCAAGCCAACCATGTATCTTTACCCTTAACAGGGATAACCCTAACGTGGAACTTAGTATCAAATTTATTTCCTTCTAATATGTATTCATGATAACCATCTCTTTGAACCCCTAATTCTACTTTACCTGAATCTACCAATTTACCTTTCTCATAACGTGCCTCAACTTGAGCAGGGAATTTACCAGATTTACCAAAGAGAGAAAATATGTCTTCTTCATCTTCTATATCTATTTCCCAACCAAATAACTCATCACTTACTTTGAAGACTATACATAGATTATCATTATCTTTCTTGTAAATCTTAAATTCCCCATTTCTATATTCATCAGGGGTTTTGTAATCTTTCTCTATCATATCATCAGCGGCCAAAAACACATCTTCATTTTTATTATAACTTATGTCTTCCAATTGTTTCATCCAATCTTTTAATTTCTTAGCATTTGAATCAAATAAATTATTATAATAATTA